GGTTGCTGAAACGGCATCTTACTTTGCTTGAGATTCAAATGGATGATAACCATATTCTTGCGGATCTCCAGCGGTAGAAAGATCTTTCGCTTTTACGGTCTTTGAAATAATTTCATAATCACCGCTTAAAGCGCTTTCGCCATGATTTTCAGCGTATCGCTTGCTTGTTGTTACCCAATCGCCGCTGTTGATGTTCTGCACGCCTTTAGGAACCGCACGATAAATGGTGACGTCGGCATCAGGTTTGCCCTTTGCTTTCATCGCAGTCATCCACCATTCACGGTCAATGACCGGATCGCCTAATCCATACAGACTTTTTCCTTTGACCGTATAAACGTCTTTCGGAATTATTCCGCTTAAATCGTGCAAATAAGCTCCGTAGTTTGCGGCATTCGGAGCCAAATGACTACCACGATATTCATCGTCTGCCATATTCAAAACCGCGCCAGAACGCTTCATAGCATTCATCGCAGCGTTGTAGGCAACATTACTCGTCGCCAAGTCTTTCAGAGCCGTGCCGGCCATTCTAGCCCCGGCTGCTCCAGCTTTGGCAGTTGGTCCAACCATTGGTGCCACGGTCATTGCTGCCGATACCGTGTCTGGTCTCAACCGAGTCGTGTAACCCGTGCCGGTGGTCAATGGCTCGTTGTAGCTAACACGATTGAGCGTGCGCTGAAGCTCAGGAACGCCAAGCATATCGCTCAACGGTCCTGATTGCCTGCCTTCCGTAACTGGACCGCCAGCGCGAAGAGTTGATCCAACGTCGTAACCCTTCGCAGCCAGATCCAACAAATCTGCCAAATACCCAGAAATCCGGTTGCGCGGTGTAGGCGCAATGGTTCCGGTAATTCTGGGGTAGTCAGACATTACTTCTTTTTCGCCGCTGCTGCACGCTTTTCAGAGTACGCAATCGCCACCGCTTGTTTGACTGGTTTCCCAGCTTTGACTTCGGCTTTGATATTCTCTTTAAACGCCTTCTCAGACGTTGATTTTTTGAGCGGCATGATCAGCTCGCGCCGTGGATGATTGCGTAGTTAAGGATCACGGCCTCAGAGTACGACGTGCCGGTCAGGTTGCGCAGCGTCAGAATGGCCGAGCCAGTAGTCAACGAAGTCACATAGCTGGTATATGCACCGGTCGTAGCGCCGCCCGAGATGCAAACGATGACCGTATCGTTGCTCGAGAGCAGGCTGTTGTTCAACGTAAACGACACAGCGGTATTACCAGCCAACGCTGCGTTGTTCATCGTAATCCGACCAGCAGACTTGTTCAGAGTCACTGCCGTGGTCTTGTCAGTGAGCTGCGTCACTGCGCCCTGAGCGGCTGCGCTGTAACCGATCTCGGCGCTTGCATAGCACGTGGTGAATTCTGGGTCGGCGTAAGCAACGCCAGATGCAATTGAATTACTCATGTTGTTCCTCTTCTACGACCGCACAAACGTCGGCCTCTTGAATGATTTGATAGTCCTGGCCATCGAACGTATGTGTGGGCCAATTCAAATAGTCGCCGTTGCCATATTTGATCCAGTCACCGACTCGAGCCTCTTTCACTTTGGGTCCGACCGCTACGATCTCGCCCTCGTTGAATGGCTCTTTGTTGGTGACATGGATCACGCTGGACAACGATCTCACCGCCGGCTTAACGGTGATGAAGTCGCGCAGAGGTCTAATCATTTCTGATACGACATCCGATCATGGGTATAGCAAGTGCCGCCGGTTACGCCGGTGTTGAATTGCTTATCCTTGCCGGTCATATCAGCCTCGCCCATGCCGACGCCGTTGACCATGCGCTCGCCGCGCTCGCCGGTTTTTTCCTGCTTGAACACGCCTGCGGGAACCTTTGCGCTTGAGCCAACGCCGTAACCGGCTGGCTGCTTCATTGCGGAGTCTTTGGATTTCATCACGGTCTGTCCTTACTTGAGGAATCTAAGTTTAAAAAGAGTCGAATCAATGAGTTGTGCAATCTCATCGATCAGGTTCTGTAGTTCACTGTCTTGAGGCATGATCTCTCGAGAGTCTTGCACAAAATACTTGATCCCCTCGAGGTACTCGGTTGGATCGTCAGTCGGTAGGTAGTAATCGTCGGGGAACGCCTTAAACTGCCCGTAGCGTCCCATGTAGGCTTCAGCCAGTTGATCGACCAGCTCTGGGATCTGCTGATAATACTCTCCCAGAGCCTGGTGAGCCGCATAAGATTTGGTGGTCCAATGCAGCAGATGCGCATTGGTTCCCGAGTGCAAAAGCACCGAGACAAAAGCGCTGGCTTCATTTTCCATGCAGACCACCAAAAAAAATAGGGCAACCCTGAGCTGCCCAATTGGGCAATGTATAGCGAGGAGTGCGCCTGGACCCAATCATGCGCGTTTTACCACTGTTCTAACAAGTGTGTCAAACGGTTTTGTCAGACGGAAATTTGCCGTTCTGGAAAACGGGCATATCAAATGCGAGCTTTCTGCGCTTGATCTCACGATCTAAATACCAACGCGCTTTCTCAAGGTCCTGCATCCCCGCCTTGAGGTCGGACCTCCAGATGTACTTGATCGCATTGCCTAAATTAAAGCTCATATGCTCAGTGATCTGGATGCACTCAACGCCAGACGGGTGCTGTGTGTAATGGTCGGGATGGTTGACGGGATCGTTCTTCATCAGTTGAAAAGCTCCATAACGTACTCGCCGCACCAATGATGCCGGTCGACAGGTGGCCAGGCGCAGGCATGAACCTCATCGTCTAGCACCAATTCTGGAGATCGGCGTCGACACTCTCCCTCAAATGAGCTTTCCCCATCTCCAGCAAAATCGTTGAAATATCGACAGGTTCCGCAAGTTGGTCGCATAACGGGTCCTCCATAAAAGGATCGGACGTCAGATCGTCCTCGGTTGGATTCATTTGTACCCCCACATTCGTCAATCAAAGTTGCAGCGTTGATTTGGATTTGTTTTGCAAGATCCACAACGTTTGTTAATTCCATATCAAAGACAGCGCATTGCTTTTGCAATTCACCAATATGGATCTGGATGTTGGTTATTAATTCTCCGACTTTATAGGTCATTTCGTTAATGCATCCTTAATTTGAGACTCTTTCATTGTAAAAATATCCATACCCTTAAACATCTTCTCAATCCATGGTCTGATCCATAGATAAGTTGTTCCGGTTTTGGCATTGCGCTCAATCAAGTTTCTGGTCGTGAGCTTTTCACCGCCATACGTAACCCACAGATGCGCGGTCAGGTAGTGCGGCACGTACATCGATTGACCAACAAAGAAAATTGGCTGCACGTCGGTCGGCATGACCTCAGCGTCCTCGCCTTTGTACACAAACTTTCCATTAGTAAATTTCACTTGTGTGCTCCATGGGTTTGCCAAGGGTCCTGAGAATGATGTAGTGCTCTGGCTCAACGCTTCCAGCTCGACCGTCTGCATCAAAGTAAATGTATGACGCCCGGTTAGAGCTGCACGACTCATCAATCCTGCGCTTAAGCCGGCCAACTCGAGCAGCCTGGCGCAACTTTGAATCAATCATCTTCTTTGTGGCGCCGGGAAAGTATTCCAAGCACTGAGCCGCTGTCATTGCGCCATGCCTGACAACAATCTCCAATACTGTGTATTCGCTATTCATTTTTAAACCTCAAAAAGGAATATCGTCATCAGTTTCGACGATAGCCGCTGCGCGGGCCTTGGGCGCGTTTTGCATACGGGTTGGTAGGGTAGCCTCACCTGCCTGCTGAAACCCGCTCCTGTGCCCGTCTGGATGCCTTTTTGAGCCATGATCGACCGCGGTCGACGGTTCGCAGGGATTTCCGATGGTCACGGCAGCGTATTGCATTCCGCTGGCAGCGGTTTTGATCGTGACGTCCAGCCAATGCATAGAACCGTCTGGCAGGCAAACACGACCTTTGTAATCGGCGTGCCAATCTTCGACCTTTTTGTCATTGGGAAATGCTGCGCCCTTGCCAGGCTTTTGTTCGTAATTGCCTTTTGATGCGGCTGGTTTATTCATTTGATTCACTTTAGATTGTTTCTCAGGATTTGGTCTGTCACAACTTCGGAAAGCAATTCCTCAATTGTTTCGACCTCGGGTTGTTTGGCAGCAATTCGGCGTCTAATGACCGACTCGATGCCCGTTTGCATTTGCTGGCTGGACATATCCATAGCCAACAGTTGATTGACCAAGCCGCTACTTATTTGAGCACTTTTTATTTTTTTCAAACCTCCTCTTATTTCTTTATTAAAGGTAAATATATCTTCTTTCATCTTAGTCATAGATCTCATCCTTAGATCTTAATCTTAGCTCTCTAAGTCTTAGATCTTAGTCTTAGATCTTAGTCTTAGATCTCTACGCGCGCACGTATATGAAGAAAAGTTATCCACAGGGTTATCCACAGGGTTATCCACAAATTTGAGGTAGTTATCCACAGAGTTATCCACAGGGCAGTCACTGGTCTGTGGTCGGTATTTTGAGTGTTTCTTCGGCTTCTTTTCTGAGTCTTTTAATGATCTCCTTTTCCTCTTTAGTATAATCTCTGAGCCTTTCCCCATGTTGATTTATTTCAACGTAGGGCCATTGCTCCATTCGTCTTTTTGCTTCCAGATTCCTGTTTGCTTTGCTCATCTCAGGTTCTCCGAAATCCAGACAGTGACCGATCCTTCCTCGGCATATTTCTTGGATACTTTGAGATACGTAACCTGCGCATCGTCGGCGTAAACGACCTCATTCATGCCGTCCAGGACAGTCTTGGCAATGTTGTCGACGTCTGGTCGTGCTGGGTAAATGTCACCGTCTAGCGCTGCCTGGCGCTTCGCTTTTGACCAGGAGAGCGGTATACCCATTTGAGCATAGACGTAGACCGTCAGCGGGGTCTGCAACGGAGGATGACCGTGCATTGCTTCTTTAGCTCGATCTGCGATTAGCGCTTCGTAGTCTCTGGTGACAGCCGGTGTATAGCTCCTGGGCTTGCCGCCCTTGGCGCTGAACCTGGGTCTGCCCTTGCCGACAGGTGGCCCAGGGATCGTAAACTGTAGAGTGAACATCGTCTCTCCGGTGAGTGAGCCCGGATGATTTCACAGTTTTCTGCGCTTGTGGAAAAAATCTGTACTAGGGTTTATCCCTAGAAAAAAAGTTGGCTAACCCCCTTGCATACGGTTGTCACCCTGTGTACAGTACGACTCATGCGCTGCACGTCGTGGCGCACAACAGGAGCCAGCAAATGAACAGCACAAAAATCATCAGCCTTCTCGAAGATGGCGCAACCTTCGACGCTTTAGCAGATAAGTTTTTTCACCCAAGTTTCCGCAAGGGTTGGGTCAAATTGACAAGCGGCAATATTTCTTGGACGTCGGTTGTTCGCAAACACGGCGCACGCCTGATTAAAACCGACAAACTTGTTTTTAGCTTCGCAAAGTAAACCAATCGGGGCTTCGGCCCCCAACCAAGGAGCCAAAATGAAAATCATACTGAACCAACAAGAAGTGCTAGACATTGTCCTAGCAGCAATCAAGAGCCGGTGCGTCGACCAGTTCAACGACATTACGCTCGAAAGATATAGCGAAGAAAACTTCATCACCATCCGTTACGTAGAGCCAACCTTTGAGGAGTCCGACAAATGAAACCAGAACATTGGGACGCGCTGATCGGTTTCGCAGGCTGCTGCGGCATCCTGATCATCTTTATTTTGCTCATCATGGGAGTTTTGTAATGGTCGGCAAAGTAACCCCCAACACCAAGCTCTCAGCCAGCAAAGTTCCCGGCCTGCTGGGTCAAAGCAAATATGAAACGCCCAACCAGATCCTGGCCGGTTGCATCAACGCACTACAGGATATTGAGCCGTCCTTCGACGCCAATGAATCGATGCACTGGGGCAACCTGCTTGAGGTCCCAATCCTGCTGGAAGCCAGCGGTCGATTGGGCCTGAGCAACCTGCGCCTGGACCATCCAACCGCCTACCATCACCCCGACGCGCCGATTGCCTGCTCCCTTGATGGCAACGGTGACGGCAATGGCTTGGTCGTGCATAACAGCCCCGAGCAGGGCATCTACGTGATTGGCCAGGACAATATTACGCTGAACGGAATAGGCGTGCTGGAAGCAAAGCTGACGGCAAATTACCCAGAAGAATCGCCAGCAATGAGCCGTGGCCCGCTCCAGCTCCAAGCACAGATGGATATTGTCGGTGCCAAATGGGGAGCAGTCTGCGTGCTCTACCAAGGAACCACGTTGCGCATCTTTCTGTTTGCGCCTCATGAGGATACGCAAGCGCTGATCAGGAGCGCTGCACGCGACTTTGAGACCAAGCTGATCCACTGGTCAGAGACTGGTGAAATCGACTGGTATACGCCCGTTGACGCCAAAGACGCAGCCCTTGTGTGGCCAGGCGACGAAAACCTCGAGACGGTCAATTTGGGTCAAAGCGGAGCAAACTTCGCAGCCGCAATAGCCAAAGCTAAAGCCGAGATCAAAGCTCTGGAAACGGAGATCTCAGACGCTGAAAAGGAGCTGCGGGAAATGATGGGCAACGCAACGGCTGCGGTCGCCGGTGAGTATACGATCAAATGGCCAGTCCGACATTACTCTGCGCAGCCAGCCAAGGTCACGCCAGCCAAAGAAGCGTACTCAGTGCGCCAGTCCACCCTGACAATCAAGGAGTCCAAATGAACGTTTATAAAAAACTAACTCAAGCCAGATTAAAACTGCTGACGGCAGAAATGAAAAAGTCTGGCCACAACAAGTTTGCTGGCTATCATTATTTTGAGCTTGGAGACTTTATCCCTTTAATTCACAAAATTTTTGATGAGCTGGGATTGTGCGGAGTTTTTACTTTTGAAAACTCAAACGCAACGCTGACGATCCACGATACCGATGGAAATGGCTTGATTGTGTTCTCAAGCCCTGTTGTCTCTGCAACCAAGGTTGAAAAAGACGGAACGCAGAAACCAGAATCCATTCAAGACATGGGCGGAAAACACACTTATTTTCGGCGTTACCTTTGGATGATGGCTCTTGAGATAACCGAGCACGATTCAATTGACGCTGGCGACAACACGGATCGAAAAACGGACAAACCAGAAGGCAAACCCGTCAATCCGTTGGATGCGGTCGTGCAGAACGTAACTGCCAAATCTGCCGAATCGGTTGCAGAACCTGCTGTAAAAACCGTTGAGTACCAATCCCCGTCTGGTGGTCAATGGGCGCTCAGAATCCCAAATAAACCCGACTACCAGTCGGTCAGCGAGACGCAAGAAGAATGGCTCAGTCAGTTTAACGACATTGCTGACGCGGTAATGAAAGCTGGCAAGCTGCCGCCGCTTGAGCGTATCAACAAACTGCAAGCGCTGCGTCGTGAGAATGAGCCGCAGATCGCCCGCCTGGTGATGATGGACAAAGCCAAGTTCTTGCAGACGTATAGCCAACGGATCGGCGCCTTGGAAGCGCTGCATAAGGCAGCACAGTGAGGATGGCACGTATACGCCTGCTAGACGCAATCGGAGGTCTTGAGAAAGACCTCGGCAGGCTACCCAGCATGAATGAGATTGCACGGGTTCTAGGATGCAGCCCTCAGAACGTCCACAAAATGATTAAGCGCATGAGGTCTAAAAGTGAAACAGTGTCCTCCCTGCCACAAGGATTGCAACGAAGGTCGGAGCTGTCTTGTGCGGTACGGGATTCTGGATGACGAAGGAAAAGTAGTGCGCTGGGTATGGACCATGCCGCCATACCCGCATATCGTTGAAAAGATCAAGCGTCTGCGAAAACCCAAGACCGACACGTCAAAAGTGCCAGACGCCCCATTTTAAGGAGCTAAAATGATCATCAAAGGCAAGATCGTCCCAGACTGGGACAAGAGCAAAATTTCAACGGCGTACCAGAAGCCCAACCAGTTTCG